CCAGTTGGGCTTGAAATTGTAACTATTGGCGGTGTTGGATATCCAGACCCCGTTTGAATAATAGATATTTGTGAAATACCGTTATATGATGTATCTATACTACAAGTTGCTGCTGCACCTACGCCACTACCACCCGTAATGATTATAGATGGTACTGATGTATATCCACTACCAGCATTTGTTAATATAATTTCTGATATAGAAAATATCCCAGATTTATTAGTTGTAATTGCAACTGCTGTTGCTTGTGATCCCGAAAGTGGTGGAGAAAATGAAACATTTGGTGTCGTAGTATAACCATATCCATCATCATTTAAAAATATTTTTCTTATATAATTTTGAGATACTACTGCATTTGCCTGTGCAGTTTGACCCAAACCAGAAAGTTTAATAGATGTTATATACCCTTCATCATCAAGTATTCGATCAATTTGATCAATAGAAGTGTCAAGTACTTCATCTTCATATTCAAATAATTCGCATTTTAATTGATAAACATAATTTCTACCTAATTGATAAAATGGACTTTCGTGTTCTACAAATTTAATTTCAAATAATCTACTACCTAAGGGAAAATATATCAAATCACCCTCTTTTGGTCTAGTTCCATTTAAAATTTCATTAGCAGGAAGTCCCACTAAAAATGGTGATATAAAATCTTCAAATATTTCTTTTGAGATAATTAAAGTTACTTCATCTCGTAATGACATTCCAAATTTTGTTAAAATATCTCCAGATCCAGAATATCCTTCATAGTTTTCAACATATGCCTCTATTAAAAAATTATCATCAAATGTTGATGAACTTATTTCACGCAAATCTTCATAATTATAAAGTTTACCTCTTCCAACAATTTTTCTAGGTATGTAAGTGACTTCAATTCCATATATTTTTAATTGCTCATTAATAAGTTCTTGAATAAGTCTTTGTTCACCAAAAGAACCTTGAAGAAAGAAAGGATTTAATGACATTATCCAATAAAATCATATGGGGGAAGTTCATAGTCCATTGACATTCTTCTCGTAATTTCGCCAATTTCTTTTTCTGCATCATCATACATCTGGCGACCATTAAGTTCAATTCCTCCTGGCAATTTTACTCCTTGAAATTTCATCATATTTTGACCCCATTGTCTTTTTATAAGTGATGTTAAATATTTTTTTAAAAAGGAATCATTATAAACTTTAGTAAATGAATTTGGGTCTAATGCTCTGTAACAATCAATAATAAACCAAGTATCTTTTGATTTTGAATTCCAATCAATATCTAGATACAATCTGTTTTGTCTTTTATTGAATCTTATTTGTTTATCTGTTGTTAATAAAAAATCAATATCTTCCAAATATCTTTTAGTCATAGTATATTGAAGCAACTCAACAGAATTAAAATAATATAAATCATTTAAAAATAATTGATATTTAATACTGAACATTCCTGAAGAAATAGAACTAGTATCAAACTTAAATATTTTTTCTATTCCAATAACTGAATCTGGAACTTGAATATAATTTGAAGTTTCGTAAAAATTAAATGTCGTAGTTCCATACCCTGTTATATTGGAAGTTCCTGTTGTCGTAACAATTCCAACACCATTTGTATTTTTTGCTCTACCTCTATCAATATCGCTTTGTGTAATTTTATATTTTAGATACATTCTTTCAACCCCATCAAAATGCCTCTCTTGAAAATATTGAAGAGCATCGTCGACTAAATCATCAATTTGATCTTCGTCAACATTTATTTCCAAAACAGGAGCACCAAGACGCCTTAAACAATAGTTAATTAAATTTTGTCGGGTATTTGGTTCAGACATTTTTCATTTCCTATTAGTTGTAATCATTTTTTATTATTTTTGATTCAATTGATTCAATTTTTGGTATTTTTTTAGAAGAAATTTTTTCACTTAATGATAAATCCAATTGTCTTTGTAATTCTAAATTATTTAAAAGTATTTTATTTTTTTCTTCTTCATAAGTTTTAATTATTGATTTTGCTTTTGCTTCTAATAAAATATTTTGTGACATTAAAGAAACTAATTTTTCATTATAAACCGAAACTAAAACATTAATATCAATTTCACTATTCATTTTTAAAAAGTTCCCCCATCTAAAGTATCACTCCAAACAGGAACATTATTCGCATTAGTTGTTAGGACATAATTAGAAGTGGAAGCATATCCAGTTTCTGGTGAATTTGTACTAATAACCTTTCCATAAGAATCAAAATATAGTGATCCTCTTGTATGTATTCCAGAAACTGCCCAATCTAAATAAATTGCACCAACATCTAAAGTTCCTTTAACACCACTAATTACTTCATTGGTATTAATTGCATCAGGAATATATGTCCAATATGAGGTACTGTCATCATATCCAAAAAACCCCAATTTATTATTACCAGAACCAATTCCAGTATTATATTGATATGAAATTCCTCGATCCGTATTGGTATCATATCCTGTAGTAATAGTTAATCTAGTTACAGTTGAAATTCCCCCAGATAAAACAACGTCATTAATTGTAATAATTTTTGTATTGTTATCAATAGAATTAATTGTAGTAATTCCGGAAGGGGAGAGATTTGTAGAACCGGAAACTACGTCATTAGTATTCAATCCAACAACAGAATCTAAACGAATTGTAGTAATTCCAGAAAGGACGTTAGACATAACGACCCTCTCAGTTGTTACGTCACCAAGTCTAATAATAGCATTATTAATTGTTGCTGACGATGAATTAACAGTAATTGTAGTTCCGTCAACTTGCAAATCTCCCTTAATAATAACAGTGCCTTCATTACTTAATCCATCTGGATATGGATCAATGAATAATTGATTACCGGCTCCTGGTTTTGTGGAAATAACATTAGAAGAAATTCCAATGTTGTCAATTACTGCTCCTCCAACATTGATGAAAAATCCAGAATGAGTGACTGATCCTGAAAAACTAGTAACTCCTGCAAGATTGAAAGAACTAAAAACATTTAGATTATGGGTATTAGTTGTCTGTGCGCTTAAAATATTTTTGCAAAAGAAATTTCCAGGACCACCAGCACCAGCAACAACGGTTCCAATACCAGTAAGCGTTGTAATTCCAGATACACCAACAGAAAATACATCTTCACTATTTGCTCTCAAAAGCAATAAACTTGATCCATTAGCAGAATTTGAATTAATTGCATTATAAGTAATTCCAGTAAAAGCAACTCCAGCGTTATTCCAAGTTGCTCCAGATTCTAATGTTGGTTGATTACTAGTTAAAGTTCCTTGATTAATTGTTGTTGATCCATTAATTGTATCAACAATAAATCTATTAATTGAACCATCATTTATTATATAATTTTGAGATGATCCACCAGTGAAAATAAAGTTTCCAATTCCATTCGGAGAAACTATAATATCACCATTTACATTTTCGCTTGAAAAAGTGTTACCATCTAAACGAAGATTGTCAACATTCCATTGATTAACTTTTCTATCATTATCCATGATAGCGATAATGCCACCATCAGAATTTCTAGTATTAGTAACTCCTTGAACGGTTCCTGCCTGATGATCCATCATTGAGGTATAGTATCTACCCCCAATTGAGAGAACATTAGACCCATCATCACCAATAAATATTCTGTCTTTATATTGATTCAATCCTCCGTAACTACCAATACCAGTAACATATGCCAGTTCTCCCCATTGTAAGGATGCTGGTATGTTAGTTCCACTAGATCTTTTGACTCTTATAATACTTGCCATCAGAAGTTACCTCCATTAATTTCTAAATTTTGAGTATTTCCTGGCGTTAATGTTAATGTAGCATCCCATTTAGTAGTGGCACCATTATAAACAAGAACCATTCCATCCGATAAATTTGTGAAATTGACATCACTCATTTGAGATAATGATCCACCAACTTCTCCAGCAAGAGATGATATAACCTTCACTGCTGGTTGTTGTCCGACTCTAACTGATATTCCGGATTGTTGTCCGAGTGTAACTGATATGTTAGGCATTAACGAGTAACTCCCTCTCTAACAAGAACCATTCCTTCAACAACTCTTGTCTTAATCCCAGTACTAGATTCAGTAATTATGACATCATATACATATCTTCCTGGTTTTAATAGAGAAGTTATTGTTGCCCCCAAACCAATTGTAATATTTCCAGAAATAGCGTCACTTACCACAGAAGAAAAAACCGTTGAAGAACTACTTCCAGAATGTTTTCTTAATAAAGAATTAGTAGTATAGTTTGTCAGATTTAAATTGGAATTTGAATCATTATTATCTAATGAAAATATCTGACTAAAATCCGCTCCGGAGTTTATAACTAAATTACTAGTATATACTGCCGCCATTTGGTGAAATAAAATTTCTATGTGTATAGTTATTTATATTAAGACATTTTTTTTTCATTTAAAATTTTGTTAAGCATAGATTTTATTTCAAAAACTTCTAATTTTAACATTTTAATTTCTTCTTTTTCTTTATTTTTTAAATTCCTTTTTGTAATGTAATGATTATATTCTAAGCAATCAAAATTTATTATTGCTCCGCTATCCTCATCTCTGAACAAATTATTATGACCATCAACTTTAATCATATTAAGCTAATGCAATTGCTCTAACATCCGTAAATCTTGGTGGTTTCGATTCATCAGTTCCACTCATAACTATTTTAATTTGATATCCAATAAATGGACTTAAATCATTTATTGAGAATTGATATTCTAAAAATTCTCCATCTTTACTTGATCTAACTTCAGCATCTGACTTTCCTGTTGAGTCAGATTCTTCAATAATTTTATCACCAAATCCATCGCCATCAGTATCAATTAAATTGTCATATCCAGGAAATAGTTGAAATGTTGGTTCAACCCCATTGGAATCAAATCTAAACAGTTTATAAAGAACTCTTAAGTCTGATAATGCAGGTCTATCGGCAGAAATAATTACCTTTAACGATGTTGCTGGTTGAGAAATAGTTATATTTTTGGATAAATAAACTGCAGAATGGGGATCATTATCAATTTCATTAACTCTTCCGTCAGTAGCATAATTGCTTATTGGATTATTTAATCTACTTCTAATAAGAACAATATCTGATGTATTCAAATCAAGTATAGGAGATAAATTAGGATCTTTAGTTTCAAATCTAATACCTAAGGTTAATGATTTATTTTTTGGTATATTTGAAAGATATGTGGTTTCATTTATTTCAGAACAAACTAACCTAGTTGGAGTTAACTGATTGACTTGATTAATTTGAACATTTTCATATCCCTGATCAATAAATGAAACCTCATCTCCACCAGCACTAGTTCCACTTACTGTCCTTAATTGTGAAGATATTAATGTAGTATTTCCTGGAGCAACTGCAGATATTCTTGGAAGAATTTTAGAATATTGAAAATTTCGTGAAGATTCTCCTAAATCTCCCCCAATTTGAGATTCCTTATTAAAGCTTAATTGAGAATCTCCTGAAGTACGTTGATATGGTCTAATAATTTGTAAATAATACTTATCTAATTGATTTTTAGCACTTAAAGATGAATTGTTAGGAAAATTATGAGTTTTATTAATATTAGTTAAAGATATTCCACCAAGTTCATATTTATATACCAAATCTCCAGGACTATGTGGAATAATAGGAGTTGAATCAACTCCTCGTGAAGTAATTCCAAGGTTTCCAGATCCTACAGATTCGTAGAACATTATTTCTGAATTAATTTTGACATATCCTCTATTGGTAGTAATTCCTTCAAAAGTATTAAATACTGAAGTGCTAGCAACTGATATAGTATTATCTGAAAGATTAAAATTTGAAGATAATAACGTTGGAATGGTGTCTGGTAATATGCCTTTAATTTCTACTAAATTATTTGATGAGTGCATTGAATGTCCATATGAGGTAACCTCAAAGACGGTTCCATCATAAAAATCACTTATAACAGAGGAATTAATAATTGTAGTAAGAGATAGTGAAATTGGGGAATTTCCATTATAATATACTAAAGGTTGTCCTGGGGTAAATGTTTCTCCCTGCACATTTGTTAAATATAAAGTATCTATTCCATTAATAGTACTAACTGTAATTTTACAATTCCTTCCTTTACTGACACTACTGGTAGTAATTCCTAAAATATCACCAACAGAATATCCATTTCCAGAGGTATTTACGGTAATTCCTGTAAGAACATTTCCGGCGAAAGTTAAATCTGCCGTTGCTCCAGTTCCTGAACTTATTATATTATACAATGAAACATTATTATATACTCCACTTGAAGTATAACCAGTTCCTGAATTAGTTATATTAAGTGTAGAAATTTTACTTCCTAATTTTTCTATATTTCCATAAGGTCCTGGTTGAGTTCCCTCACTGACTTTAATTCCAGGAACTAAAACAGAATTTAAAATTGCAGTCGTTCCAATTCCAACTTTTAATTTTCTTGGATAAATTTTTAATGGATCTGAAAGTAATTGTGGAGTATTGTTTTCGGATATTCCTAAATCTGGATTATAAAAATAAACTGTCCCATCATTAGATGTAAAATTTGCTTTATAAAGTTTAAACTTCAAATCTTCGAATTGACTTTCTGTCCAAATGGATCCATTTTGAGATTTAAACAAAGATCCTCCAATATATTGTTTAGTAACAATAACACTTTCAGCATCTGGTAGAAATTGTGAATTAACAGTTTTTTCTCCCATTCTTGCAGACCAAAGTTCATAATTATTTGTAGTTGGGGCAAGAATTACTAATGCATATTCTCTTTTTGGTTCTAAATAAATTGGGGAAGGAAAAGTAACTCTTGTGGGTATTGATGCATTAGTTGATATTGATATTTGGCTTGGTTCGAGAAATTGAGTAGCAAAATCTTGCATAACTACATTTCTTGGAGTTCCCAATTCAACTTCTCTAACTTCAACAGATACTCTCTCAACATCATCTTTATTCGCAAAAAATAAATCTACAGAAGTTAAGAAGGCACCAGTCTCATCAACAGTAAAAGATTGTGCTAAAGGATCTTTACCTCCTCCTCCTCCTCCAAAAAATACGGGGGCTGGAGCTGGGGGGCGTCTTACAACTACCCTATCTTGTCTAAATGTATTGACAGTTCCTGTGGAGGAGTAAGTAGTTTCTGCATTACTAATTAGTAAACTTCCGGGAAGAGGTTTTGCATTAGTTGAGCTTGATGTAATCTGAAAAGATTTTATTCCTGTTCCTATACGTATAGTCGGGGGTGGAGATGTTAAAGGATCTCTTAAAAAGAAACTTCCCAACAAATCTCCAAAATTGTCAGTCATTAAACGAATTCTTGTAACTCTAGCTGATGCATTTGAAGTTCTTCCAAACAAAATACATCCAACTTCAACTCTTCCAAAATATTGACCAATTGCTTCCCTTGCCATTGAATTGGTATCAACGTTTAATATTGTTGAAGATTGTGAATAATTTCTTGGAATTATTTGTTTGGAATCATAAGGATTAACTGCATATTCTCTAGATGGATTGGAAAAATTACCATCTTTATGAACAGGAGATGCCGCTCTAAATGCAATAATTCTATTATTTCCAACAAACCCTTCTACATTTTCTCCGATTAAAAATGATCCTGAAATCATTTCAATTTCTAAAATTTTTGGTATAACATCAACACCACTAACTCCATCTAAAAAATGATAAAACATGCTACCAGGTCTAAGACCGCCGGCAAGGAATTCAATATTTCTAGACCTCATCCAATTTTCTGGAACCGAAGAAATTAAAATATTTTCAATAAAATCTCCACCATCTCCAGTAATTTCTCTAGTTCCACCAGGAACAAAAACATTTCTTATCCAAGTGTCTGCATTTGGACGAAGAATTGCTGTTCCAAAAAATGCAATCATATTAAATGGGTTAACATTTTCAACTCTAGATGCAAGGGGTTGTTCTATCCAACCTTTTTCTTCATAATTTAAAGTTACTAATTCTCCAGTTTTTTTAACATTTGGATCTAACAATTCTAAATTTGTATTATAGTCTGCAGTAAATTCATTAATATTTGAATTTAATGCTAATACTGGTTGAAAAGAATAAAAATCTGTTTCTGTTATTAGCGTATTATCATCTACATTAATATCTGCCTTTGTACCAGATCCGAATAATTTATTATTTTTAAAATCATCAACAAAAAATCCACTTTTAAATCTATTCAATCCATCGGCATCTTGAATTTGTAATGTTTTAGTATCAACTTCTAATAAAGATAATGAAGTCAAAATTTCCAGAGTTTCAATTCTATTTTCTAATTTTCCAATATCTCTCATCGTATATCTTCTATTGTCAGTTAAAATAATCTGAGAATCTTTTCTTGGATAATAAAGATATGCTGGTAAGGTTATTGATGCTATTTCCATAGCAAATTCATCATTAGATGGTGGTTTTGGATTTTCTGCAGATAGTCCTTTTAAGTATGAAAACTGACCTTCTTTATTAAGAACAATTTTATCAATTCTTGGCAAATAATACGAATATCCTATCAAAGAACTTTCATTTGGCGTAACTACAGGAGTTGTGTTAGATGAAACTGATTCGAATAAACGAGAATTATAATCAAAAGGCGATGAAGTATATGAGTCAAAATAAGAAACTCTAGGTCTAATATCTAAAACATCAGACAATCTAGTTCCATTTGGTAATGTTGGAATATCTTCTTGATATCTTTCCTGATCATATGAATTTACCGTATATATATCACCAGTATCATTATTAGGAACACTATACCTATTAAAAATAATTAACAATCTTTTCGATGGTGGTGCTTGCCCCAATTTTCTCACTATTCTTGAATAATCATAATATTGATCTTTCTGCCCACCATCTAATCTATATCTATCACTAATATCTACATATTGACCGCCAGATATTCCTTGAATTGTTGATGATATTTTTGATTCGGAAAATGTAACTTCTTCGCCTAAAATAAATTTTGATTTATTGAGGTAAACAAATTCAATATCTATAGAAGAAGAACGAGTAACCAATTGTGCAACTGAATTGCTTATTTTTCCAATTATTTTTTCGCCAATTATTGACGAAGTATTTAAATTTAATCCAGAAACAAAGGTTAATTTATTTAAAACTGGATTGCTTAGATCCAAAGCTTCATATACTGCAACAACTTTTACTACATCTGGAAAATTTAAACTAATTTCTCTATCTTCTACTCTAGAACCATAATAAAAACTAGTTGATAATCCGGTGATACTTGTAGAAGAAGAAGAAACTGTTCTAGTTACTTCTAATTTTTCACTTCTAATATATAATTTTTCTTTATTATTAATAGCAATTTTCCTAACAGTAGAATTTATTGTTATATTACTTGTTTGATTAGGTTTTAATCCTGATAATACCAAAAGTGTTCCATTTGATTGAATTTTTACCTGGTCTATAGTTAAATCTTCAATACTCCCATCATTATAATGTACTGAATATCTATCTGCATCATAGGTTTCAAAAAATGCACTAGTAATTCCAGTTGCTGAAACATTAACTGATAATGATCCAGTAGAATCAGTGCTCAATTCTCTTAATTGCTTGGTAATTAATAAATTTGATTGTCCCAAATCAACTCTAGATACGTTAGTTGAATTTATTTTTGATGTAAGAGATATATCCTCCTTTTGTCTTAAACTTGGAGTTAATATTGAGAAAGTTCCAAAAAATTGTGTAGACGGCAATGAACCCAGACAAACTCCATCAACATTACTACTAATTCCTACCAAAGATGCAGTTTTGCCATCAATAGAAACTGAATTTACCCTGTTAAATTTGAAAGAATTAATTCCTACTTCTTGATATCTAATAAGAGTATCAGATCTTATTCCTAGAAATGATTTTCCGGAACAAGTTGCTACTCCTGTAGTTGATATGGAAATGTTGTCAGTTATGCTAAATCCTGGAGCAATTTTTTTCTGTAAAACTACATCTGCATTAAAATCTGATTTTAGTTCTGAGCTTAAAGCAGTACTATCTTGATAGATTGATTTGATATCATCAGTTGTATAGTCTTTAACTTTTTTAATAGATCTCGTAAATTCCAAGGTTTCGTTTATATATATTTGCTCTCCGGAAATAAATTTTCCAGAAACCTGTGATAATGAAATTGAGACTCCATTTGGAGCAGTTGTTACATATCCAGTTGCTCCACTACTTAATCCTCTAATAAAAGATGATGCTGGGCATTGAGAGGAAACAAGAGAGGAATTTATTTCTAGTGTGGTGTAAGTTTGGATATCAAAAAGATATAAATCCCATTGTGTTGATGGGACACTATATGAAGATTCTGACAATCCAAATGAATATACTCTTGCCTTTCCTATTTCAGATCCAGAATTCAAGATTGGATCAATTATTCTATAATTTCTTAATGATACTGTGTTATTATTTTTATTAATTCCAATAAAAGGAGTTCCGTATACATTATTAACTCTTAATAATGTACCAAGTTCAAATGGAACTAAAGATGCATCAACCCTTTGAGTTTCTCTTGGTTTGGGAACATCAATTATTGTAGTTCCTTGCGTTTCTATATCAAATCCTCTAACATATGCCTTTCCTGAAGAAATTTTAACAGACAAAAGATCTTCTGATGGAGAATTTCCTTGATCTGTTTTTTGAGTATCAAGAAAAACTCCATCAGTTGAAATTAAATCATTTAAAGAATTTGAAATTTCAATATTAAATTTATCTACCGAATAGTCACCAGACTCTTCATATGTTCTTTTTGCAAAATAATCACGAATAATATTATATTGAGATTTATCTACGAGTTTTTTTACTTCACCATCATCTACACGAAGTAGTTCGACAAAGTTTTTATCATCAAAATCATTTAATACTTTTTTTGATAAAACAGCACTAATTTTTAATCTATCAGCTCCTGGAGATGCATAATTTGAAAATCCTTTAGCATTATCATATAAAAGTTGATTATCTCCTGCTGTTATAATTTCTTCTGAAATTGACAATCCAACTCTGTATGAAGGAGTATTTTCGTATGGATCTAAAACAATTTGAGATCCTTGAATATCTACAAAAGTTCCTCGAATAAAATAAACACCAGGAGAAATACTAACCCTAGATCCAATTGCCGAAGATCCTACAAGAACAACAGTTGCAACAGAGGATCCTGAATTAATGATTGAATTTCCAAATTTTACATTAGATAATGCTATCAAAAGTTCTCCATCTTCAAATTGGGAAAATGAAAGATTAACTCCTGCATTCTTATATTTGATAAAAAGAGTTGGAACTTCAACTCCCAAATTAGGAGGAAGAACATAACTATCCACAATTGCAGTAGTTCCTGAAGTTTGTCCCTGCAGTATAACCCCTATTAAAGAATCCAGATACAATGAAATATCTATACCCAAATGATCAAAATTTATTTTAATAGAGTAATAATTAGAATCATATGTAATTCCTCCAGGAATTACCATCGACCCCTCTTTAAACATATGACTTCCAAAAGATTCTATTTGATTTTGTAGAATACTTTGAAGAGTTGTTATTTCTCTAGATTGAACAGGAAATCCCGGTTTAAATAAAACTCGATAAAAATTATCGTCTTTATTAAAATCGTCGTAATATGGATTTATATTAAGATTAGTCTTTTGTGGCATTTTTTTTTAAAATTCCAAGATAACTTTGATGTCTTCTTTTTGTCTAGGATTTCTAGATATTAAAGGACGATTGTCCAAATAAATAATTTGTCCTGATGATTTATTTATTTCAGTAAAAGAAAGTCCATTTATAAATTGTGTTCCAACATTTATAATTTTTGTTCCTGTTGGATTTGTCGTAATTCCGGAAAATGATAAATCAATTGATCCAGAAAATCCTCCAGATGAAGTGATAATTGATGCTGACGATTCAAAATTTAAAACTTTTGCAGCAGTAGAAATTCCAATATAATCAGTTTGATCTAATGAGGAATTGTTGAAATATAATGATCTATCTCTAATATATTTTAGAATTTTTGTTTCATTATCATATGATGTAACATATCCTTTGGCAATTCCTCCGGAAACAGGTTGAACAATAACATCTCCTACAGATATCGTTCCACTTGAGGAAGAAAATTTAATAGCATATGACGAAGAATATTGAATTTCTGAAAAAATGTTAGTAGATCCTATTGATGTTGGATTTTTAACAATTCCTATCTGTGAAAATTTAGTATCAATAGGAAAATCCTTAGTCGTATCATCAAATCTCGCATAATTTAAAACACGATCTGATCCCAATTCTGTGTAAATATCATATCCGTGCCCTTTTGATGGTGGAATGATTGGTATTAATTTTGCAGATTTTGCTGGAATTACATTTGAATTTATTGGATCCAAATCAACAATACCATATGTATACCCCTTACCACCAGAAGATACTGTGGCATTAATTATTTTCCCACCAACAACATCTAATATTACTTTTGCACCAGATCCATCTCCTAATATTGATACTTCTTTACCCAAACCATCGGAATAATTTTCTCCAGGTCTTTCAATATAAACTTTTTTTATTTGATTTTCATTTATTGAAGAATCCCCGTTTTCGCGAATTGCTTGAATCTGAGAATCTGTGCTAGTATTCCAATCATTGGGAATGGTTACGTATTCGGTAGAATCAAATTTAATTATATCGCTTGGAGAAACTGTAAACAAATATTTCCATACATATTCATCTCCACTTTCTCCCGCTATTGTTGGTTCTAAATTTATAAAAGTAGGTTCGTCTTGAGATGAATTTCCTGCTGTATTTATTCCTGAAGACCCATTACTTATAACAAGATAAACTCTATAATCAGAATTCATCACATAATAGTTTGCATCATATAAACGAGAAGATTGTGAAATTGGGGATGGATTATTGATTGAATAATCGTGCCTATACATTTCATATCTACCACCAAGAGTCCAATCTACTCTCCGTATTAAACGCCTAACATTGGAAGAATTAATTTTTTTTCCAAATAACATATTATCGAAGGTATTATTCAAAGTATCTAATGAGTCTATTGGAGCAGGAACATTAGAATTCCAATCAGATGTCCTACCAAATCCAATCTGAGTAGGATTAGAAAGACCTACAAAAATATAATATGAATTGTTGGAATCAAAAATAGAATCTATGTAATTAGATGCATTTAATATTCTCAGTTGGTCTGTTATAATAGCCGACATTTTATTTCTTTTTTTTTCTATTTATGTTGGTTATCATAATATTTTTCTTAATGCTCCAGAATTTCTTAATCCATATCCCCTTCTTTGGATATGCGGGAAAGTTGTTAATCCTGGATTAATTGTAAATCCAGTAACTGCTATTCCGAGAGGTTGAACACCCCTATCAAAGGAAGTTAGTTTTCCCCAACTAAATCTTCCGACATTTGTTGATGCCGATCCAACTGTAGATATTCCGGAAAAAGAAGTATTAGAATTTACATTTGTTATTATTTCTGCATTCAATCCAACAGAGGATATACTATGCACATAATATATATTATCCAAATAAGAAGTTCCAATACCAACAATAGAATTATTATTGAAATCTACCGAAGTTATTCCGAATCCAATATTTGTATTATATACACTAATAGGATATCCAACAAGTAAAGAGTTAAACGCTGTAGTAGAATTTAAGAATAACTTAAGAGCTGTTGGATGTCCACCAATTCCAGTAGTAGTTGTTATTCCAGTAATAATTCCAGAAAACCCCAATACTTCATTTATATTCGTAATATTCTCATATGTTAAAGTAGAAATTGGAGAAAGAACTTTTGGTGGATTTGAAGAACTGTAACCAAATCCAGGATTATTTATAGAAGTTGATACTATAGATCCATTTGAAATTGTTGCTATTGCTGTTGCTGTTGTCCCAATACCAACTCCTATTGTTTTTGGAGATGCTATAGAAATATCTACAGTAGCGCCAGAATATCCACTACCACCACTAATAATATTAAGAGACTGAATAGTTCCTCCAGCACTTACTGAAGATGTTAATTTTGCTGCAACAGGATCTTCATTTACTATAACTATAATGGCACCTAAGTTGTTTATAGTTAATGAAGATTCATCTTCTTCATATCTAAACAATTCTGGATTATCAATAAACAATTCACTATCATCCGGAGAAACATTTTTAATTATTTGTGCTATTGGAAAAATAATGGATTCCAAGGAATCTCTATCTTTATGGATATTTTCTCCATTGATAAATTTATCAGATTTTTGTTTAGTCCAAATTAATGGTTTAAAATTATTTTGATCAATTCCTATATCATTATATAAATTAGTTTCAATTTTATCGGATGATGATACCTCATAGACAATTCTAACATTTTGGGAATTTGTTGTTCTTATGTCATTATTTGATGTTATTTTTACAGAATCTCCTTTTTTAATTGTTTCATTAATGTTGGTAAATATGCTATCAATATCCCTACTTCCTCTATAGAAAAATATTGCCACATTTGCTTCTGAACTAGGCGGTGATACAAATTCAAATGAAGTGCCTCCATTAAATGTATATGAATCTCCGGGAGTTTGTATAATTCCATTAATGAATATTAGAAGTAAAGAATCCAAATCAATTTTCGAAGAATCTGGATTATTGGGATTTATATCAAAACTTAATAGTTGAGAATTATATAAAAGCGGAAATCTTTTTCTAATTCCATTCTGGAATTGTTTAATTGAATCTATAAAATCAAGTTCACCAAATTGCCAAGAGGCAAAAGAATCTGTATAAGTTTCTAAGACAGTTAGCTCAAATGGAGAAATTGGTTTTGCATATCCTTTTGCAGTAACTAGACCAACAGCAGTAAATACATCTCCCTGGTTAAATGAATATCCAGGTCTAGATATTGTAAATGATCTAACTTCACCAGTTTCAGATCCAATTCCTATATTTTCTCCATATTCTGTTTGGGGACTTCCGATTTCTAGAGAAAGAAGTAATCCAATTCCACTTTCAGTGGTTGATCCAATTCCAACTCTAGAAACTCCTTTAATGTTTAAATTTTCATAAGATACTGCAGGAATTATTACTGTGGTATTTGTAAAAGCATAACCAACACCACCACCAGTTATTAAAAATCCAAGGGTTCCTCCTATTCCAGCAAACGCATTCACAGTTGCTCCATATCCAGTTAACGATGTTACTGATACTCCAATATTTCCTCCTCGGTATCCAGATCCAATATCGAAATTATAATATTTACTTACTTCACCTCCACTTACATAAGTATGTGCAAAACCAACCGTATATAAATTTGTTTCAAAAATATTGTTATTATTAATTTTTCTAATTCTATATGGTCCAATTCTCTTTTTAGCAAATGCATATCCATCACCAATATAATTGTGAGTAATTGTTGATGGTCCAACATTAACAACGATAGAATTTGCAGTAGGAATACTTATAATACGATAATTATTATCAGAATCTGGGAATATACTAGTTGTGACTCCTACCTGAACAAATCCGCCACTAATATAATTATGGGGTATAGTAGATACTCCAACATTAGTAGTAAATTCTGT